CTGCAAGGACCGCATCGGTGCTGTTTCGGTAGCCACGCAGTTCTGACTCAAGCTGCTCAATGCGCGCCTGTGCTTGCTCAAGTTGAACCTCCAGCTCATCGTTGGACTCCAAGCTGTCGCCCAGCTCCTGAGCTACACGTTTGAGCTGAACACGCTCATAAATAGTCGCGCTAGCGGGACGAGCAGGCTTTTTAACGGAATTATCAGAGCCGGGGGTGACATCAAAGCTGTCAGTAGCAGGAACACGCCACTTCAAAGTAAAATCAGTTTTACGAATGTCACCTTTCTGCTTATAGGCTACAAGGTAGTAAACACCTGAGGGGGTTGGATCTATGTTTATATCTATGGATCCTTCGGTGATGTCGTAATGACGCTCATGGCGACCGACACCAAAGAAGGGTTGAGAAGGCTTGACAACCAAAAGGCCACTACGACCATCACTAAATAATTTGCCATAAACTCTTGTCACGATTAAACCTCGCGGTAGGCAACAGATAAGCCAACGTTTGCAGTTCCGGTAATAACAGCATTAATCTTCTCGCCTGAGTCAGACTCAAACAGACCTAGAGGATTGCTAAGTTGAACAGTGCCGTTTACAGGTAAGTAGATTTTTCCAGTAACGTTGTCGGTTGCACCAGTCTGGAACTGGACGTTACAAGCAGCATCTGCACTAAGCGTCACAGACATAACACGAAGCTTGGTGTTAGCGACGAGTGCAATAACGTCAGCGCTGGCACTTAGATCAAGCGCTTTATACTTGAGGTCGTTAGTGAAAGCATCGTGAAAGGTGACAAGTCCATCGGTAGCACTAGGCGTACCTGATGCTCGAATATAAGCATCACCGCCGTTGGCATCTCTTCCAAACAGGGACATCAGACAAAACCCAAGAGAATAGAATTATCTGGCTCCGCAAAATCAAATTGCGTAGTAGACAAAATGAGTGTACCGGACTCAACCCAAGGAGTTTTAGTTTCGTCCCGCAATAAAGCTCGTATTCTGATCTTAACATTTGCAGAATCAGCTACAGTAATATCCGCTTGTTCCCTATAGAAATAACCTTGATTGATATACTGCTGTAACTGCGTGTTATACAGCTCAAGTTCATACCTGTCGATATTGGTATCAGGTATCTCTACACTTACAAGAGATCCAGCAAAAACGTAATCAAGCGTTCCCGGCACCAGTTGCATAGGAGCCTCCCAGAAGACACTTACTCTGGATGTGGGATTAATGGCTGTCATTAGGGCATTGGATTTGTAGTACGGACCCTGAAGGTAATTTTGTTGCCATTAAGAGCCCTATTCACTTTTGTATTAAGTGTGCGACGGCCTCCGTAATCAGCGGTCCCGCTATTGACAAAGTCATACTTGGCATGGTCATATTTAATTGCAATAATCTGGTATGTGCCATTGTTGTTTTCCGAGATTTTTTGAACCCTATACCTATTGAACTGATTAGCAGCATTGTTCGTCGGACCTTCGTCAACAAGGATCCACATCATATTTGATGAAGGAGCCTGGCTCAGACCTGTAACATTGATCGTTCTGCCGGTGACCGATTGAACTCGACTGCGTTCGGTCAAACCGCCTGTTGTGTATGTGTATAAATACCACTTGCTACCGCTGTAATTAACACCAGAGGTCAAATCACGATCAACAGTAACTGCTGTTGTCGTGGCAGATGCCACTCGACCACCAGCTTCAATTCGTGTTTTTAGCGGGTCACCAATCAGACATACATCACCAGGAAGCAGCAGTGCTCCTTCTGGCCCAACCTTAAAAGTGACTGTTTCAGTTGAGCGTAGATTGGTCGCCAAGGTGTAACGACCCATCCGTTGGGCTTGATCACGATCAGTACAACCCAGTGCCCTGATCTTCTGAAGGTTGTATCCGTACTTCTGCATCGCATCGCGATCCTCGACAAGCACTTTGGCTTCCTTGTAAAAGTTTGTCTTGTCGATATAGCTCACCTGCACAGCAGTTGTTCTTGCTCTCTTACCAGTACCCTCATAAACAAAGCCCGGTTCCGCCTCTTCTCCGCTTGATTCTTGAATTACGTTGGCGTGAGTAAACAAGAAGTGCTCATTAGTATTCTGAACCTTATCATCAATAACTACAGAGACATATCCTCCTTGATAAATAAGTTGGCCTTGGAAAGTTGACGTGATGCTTCTTAATAGCTCTACTGTGTCCGCATCGCCAGCAATGGTTGCATCAAAAGTAATATCGTGGTCTTCGCAGTATTTCTGTGCCTTATAGAAGGAAGCCTTGTCTATGTCCTCAAACCGGATACCCGGTTGGAAGATTTGTTGATTAAGCGGAGAGTTGGTCGTAAATGTACGTTGTCCTGCTCCATACCTAGGATTAGTCAGCAAATCTAGAACCACATTTGCTGGGTTACGGGACCAGGAGTAGCTGACGTTTAGATTTCTACTTAGAATAGGTAGTTTTCTACCCTTCATGAGTGCTGTAATTCCAGGCAGCCTGGACACCGCGCCAGCTTTGAAAGAACAAGCCAATAAAGCTGTATGGGGATAAACTAACCGCTCGTTCCACAAAACCTCCATAGATAGCCATTGGAAGCCACCTTTAACCCACTGGTAACTTCTAGATCCAGACCCCCCTTTATAGTTGTGGGGCTCAGGTGGTTGGTTCCTGTCAATACGCTCCATCCTGACAGAAATAGGTTGGGCTCTGCCTGAAACATCGATTTCATGTACTACAAGTTGATTATGTAGAATCTCACTTGCAGTGGGTTTTTCAAGAGTAAAAAATTTATTACCATCAGCAAAGACTTCGATTCTATATTTGGGTGGGTTATTAGCACCGCCTGAGTCATCCTTATCACGGGTATAGGGGAGATAGGTAAATTCACCATCACCGCTCTTGCTTGTGAAATTTCTTGTTTGGTAGTAAGGCTCCTGCATAATTCTTATGCGAATCTTGTCGGCATAAGGTTGATTAAACGATCGAATAACAACTGTATTAGGGCTCTGTGATAGAGGTATATTTTCGTCGTAATCACCACCACCTAAAGCAAACTGCCCACCGACCTGCATGTGAAAGCCTTGATTCTTGATCTCATTGATTTGAACGGAATTTTGAGTACCGTCAGCAAATTCAACAACATCGACACCAGCCGCTGAGCCTTTCAATCCATTAAAAAATACGTCGTCTTCCTTATTGTTTGGAAATCCCTCGATTTCGCCTTCGGAAATTACGCCTAACCAATGTGCTTTAGCATCATCTTCATCCTTTCCGTCAAGAATATAAGAACTAACTACAGGGATATTGGTCACTAATGTTTCGCCGTAGATCACGGGTACAGGGGTTCCGTCAGCCGCTGTGCTCGTTGCAGCATTTGTAATTGCCTCATCCGCTGGTCTACCCTCTGTCTTCTGCTCTGGATTAGGCACGCCCGGAGCAAATAAGCCCGCAATACCTGTAAATATCAATCCAAAACCAAGGCTCATCATCGCCGTCTGAATACCGGCAGAGATGGTTCCTGCAGCACCAAAAGCCAGACCAAACGCGCCAAAAGACAGTGCAACAAGCAATGCACCAACCAAGATCAACCCAATGTTTTGGAAAAAGCCTTTGAAGAATGATCCTGAGATAACAGGCACCAAAACCATTTCAGATGTGCCGAATTCAAGATCTTCGTAACCAACTTCCTTCCCTCGACAAAGGATTTGGAAAAAGATGCCAAATTCATGCGCGGAGCTGAGAAAAGACCTGAAACCAGGGATGAGCTGACACAACGCTCTGATTGCCTCGTTTGGGTTACGCACGTTAAGTTCATGCTCATAACCAAATCGTTTGCCTGCAACACCCTCTAGTCGGATCTTCATCATTTGCCTAGTACCTTGTCAAAAACTTCGATCTCGCCTGTAGTTCTTAGGACTTCAAGACGGTCTGCCTCTACAACATATAAATAGGAAGTTAATTCCATATTCACAGCTACAAGCATGTCATGCTCACTAAAACTATAATCGCCTACCGGATGTGAGTGAAAAATGGTATCAGGTAAATACCTCAAGTAATCCTGTGCAGAGATAAGAAAACTGCACAAGGGGTCTTCAGCCTTATTGTCAATATTGATAGCCTTACCCTCGACTACAAATCCGCAAGCCTCTTCAGGCGCTGCTTTGCGGCAGATTTGAGCAATGCGTCGATGTAGTTGTTTAGCCATCCTTTATCGATCTGTAGCTGCTGGAAATCCCCCAAATCGCAGAGGGTTGTTCTGCCCACCAAAACGAGCAGTGCATGCCTCTAAAGTTTTTGGGCACACATCAGGTGAAGAGACAGCCGGACCCGTATAGTTACATTCTGGACCTCTGTACTCAAAAGGACAGAAGTTGCTATACATCCTGCGCTTAGGTAGCTTTACACCCTCTAAATCGAAGACCGATGTCAGTTCGTAAGTTACACCAAGCTTTGTTTCCTCAATCTTTCGATTAAACCACCAAGTATCAGGCGTGAAATGTGCGTTACTGTCGTAACCTCCTTGCGCTACACCGTCAATGGACTTAAGAAACTTGGCGTAGGTTCTGATGCGTGTAACACTGAAACCAATTAGATCTTCAAAGTCGAAGTTGTATAGGGTTATTTTCCCGTCTATATTTGATATTTGCAGTTTCGGTTGTGGAAGGTTATTACTGCCACTCAGCTCAAAACCTCCAGCAGCAATAGGCACTGGCTGATAGGTCACAACAATTCCATCTCTATTGATGTATTCGACCTCAGTACCACCAGACTGTTCTGGAGAAACAAAGTACAGATCATTTGTCCAAGAACTAGCCAACGCTGACGCATTTCCAGAGATATGAAAAAGCGTGATTGGCGAGTCCTGAGTTAGCCTCCTTGTCTCTGTCCTAAGCTTTTCATCAGGCATTGGAATAGGCCTCGACAAGAATGAACGAAAATGTCATCGCCCGGTTTGAGGGGAGGATCTGCCTTGAGTAAGTATTATCCTTTAATCTGTAACGGCGCTGAACTGTGCTGAATGGTGTAAGAGTCACAAGAAAATAGTCTCCTGTGGCAACCTTGTCTAAGTCACCAATAAATGCCGTCTGAGTTGTAGCGTCTTTAATTGGCTCTGTAGTAACGCTGTATTCCGTTTGTCTGGTGTTGATGCCATCTTTAGACACAGCTTCATAGCCGTCACCAAAACTATATTTACGAACACGGTGAGTTGTCTGTTCAGTGACCTCCATACGAAGGTCAAGGGTTAAATTAACGTCGGCCATTGTAAAGAAGTCCTCCAACTCTGCGCTCATCCATGATGACGCGCTTGACAGCAGTGTCGATTGCTAGACCCAACTTGTTGGCTTGGTCACCGTCTGTTTGGGTGGTAGTTCCTCCACCTTGATCCACATTAACGGTGATATTTGTTGTTACACCGCCACCTGCATTTTTACCGAAATCAACGGGGATAGAACGACCGTTTGGAAGTGGAACAACCGCCTCATTCATTCCACCTTCACCGATCAAAGCTTTGGTGGGTTTGGTAACAATGCCACCGGTAGCCATCGGCTGAGCAATGCCGAAGTTAGGCCCAAAAGTTCCGAACTTGGTGCCAAGGCCGCTCATGACAGTGCCGCCTCCGTCGCCCATCTGAACGCCGCTGGGCATCGGACCGCCGCCCATCAATCCACCAAGTGCTGACTTCAGCAGGTTGATGATGATCAGTTTGGCGATCATTTGGGCAGCCATTTTCAGGAAAGCTTCGCCCACCGATTTGAAGAAACTGTGGAAGGCTTCGGTGGCAGTCATGGTGCCATTCACCAGACCAGTAATCGCGTCCGCGATGCTTTGTTCGATCGTTGATGCGATGTCAACGATGCGCGCCTGAATATTGCTGACGTATTCCTGGGCTGCACCGATGTATTGACCGATCGCACCTGCGTTCTGTTCTTGGGCAAGAGTCAGATCGTTGACGGCATCCTTCGCCATTTGGGCCTTCTCTGTGATCTCAGCAACGTTGCGGTTGTACTCAGGCAGATCGGTCTGATTCAGGTTTTGAATTATGAGTTGAGCGTTGCGGTCAATCTCGTTGATGCGGAGCATCGCTTCGATACGAGCCGGTGAGACGCCCTCCATCAGCAGACGGTTGCGGGTCCTGAGTGCTTGGGCTTCTTGCCCTGCCTGCTCTGCTATGTCACGGAAGCCTGCAGTGGATTGAGCAGTAGCAAATTCACCCGCACGTTGATCCAGCAAAGGTGCAGCAAGGCGGAATTGATCTGCCTGATTTCTTGCACCTGTCTCAGATAAAACTGCCCGGTCAAGAGTGTTCTGAGCCCGTGCTGTATCGAGCCCTGGAGCTGCTTCAGCAAGGCGCTGTCGGGCAGCATCGACTCGACGTTCTGCAGCTGTTACAGCGTCGTCTAGCTGCATCTGGCGGGCTTGCAGTGCCCTGCCCTCCTGAATGCGTGCATTGGTGATGGCTAGTTGCTCTCGCGCGATGCCTGTCAGGTTTGCTTCTGCAATCGCGTGGTTACGTCGCTCTAGATCACGCTGCAGGTTGTAGCGCTGCTTCAAGAAGTCGACTGCCTGCTTTGCATCCAGCTCAGCTAGGCGACGACGACCCTCGGATTCGATCTTGGCGATCCGCTGCTGCAACCGGGCTGCCTTCTCTCGTTCAGGCTTTCCTTCCTCAAGCTCTCTGGCTTCGCGCTCCTTCCTTTCGGAGACCGTTTCGGGCGGGTTGATCGGTACAAGGCGACCACCTGGGCCATCCATCTTGTAGTCAATACCCCCGATCGTGTGGGTCTTCATGACGATGTCGATGATCAGCGTTCTGCGCTCAGTCAGGGCATCGATTTGCTTCTGCAGTTCTGCGATCTGTCGCTTTAGATCATGTACATCTCCAGCCTTGCCTTGGTAGAAGGGCAGTTTGTTGAGTCTTTCAATTGCTTTATTTACTCCCTCCTGCTGCTTCTTCAGTTCTTCAATCTTGTCCCCCATGATCTCGGGGTCGTCGCTGGATAGAGCCTCGTTGAACTCCTCAGTCTTTCGAGCTGCTTCTTCGATCGCCATTGCAACCCCGATAAAGGGCGCGGCAATCAAACCGATAGCAGCGGCTTTTGCAAAGAACGCAACAACCCCAGGCAGGGCCATGGTTCCATTCAGCTTTATCAGGGCTGCCGATACACCCATGAAGCCGAGGCCTGCTGCACCAAGACCCAGCGTCAAAGTCTTCAAAGGGCCGGGCAGACGCAAGATTGTCTTGATGAAGCGGGTTAATGCCTCAACAACCGGCAACACCACCGGCAACAAGACATCACCAACGGCTACGGCCAAGTCGGAAATGGCATTCCCAAGAGCAGTGAACTTCGCTCCAGGCGACAGGTCCAACAACTCTTTGATCTTGTCCTTGTTATCGGCAAACCCAGTACTGAGGGCTTTGACCAACACATCGGAGGTGATCTTGCCTTCGCTACCGAGCTTCTTCAGCTCGCCAACGGTGACGCCCATCTCACGGGCAATCGGGATCAGAACACCAGGAATCTGCTCACTGACTGACCTGAATTCATCCCCTGCCAAACGCCCGCTGCCGAGGGCTTGTGCAAGTTGCATGAAGGCGATCCTTGATGCATTTGCCGTTGCACCACTGGCAATGGCGATGGAGTTGAAACCCTTGTAGACACCTTGGATTTCAGACAGCTCGAACCCAAGAGGCCTCAGTCGTGCATAGACGTTGGCGAACTCGGTCGTTGAATCACGTTGTGACTTGTTGAACAGCTCAGCGTTCTGAGCCGTCATCTGCAAGATCCGGTCGTACTCCCCGTAGGCCTTGCTGAGGACTTGCAGCTTCAGTCGTTGTTGCTCAAGGTCAACGGCGCCGGAGATCGATTGCTGCAGGGCCAAACCGGATCCAGCAGCACCCAACAGCCCCGTATTGCCTAGGGCAGCTGCGCCCCCGGCGAACTGACTACCAAGGTTTCGGGCACGACGCGAAAAACCAGCTCGCCGACCAACTTGACCTCTGAAACCACGGTCACCCGCAAAGCCAGGTCCCATCATGGGTGCATCTGGACGTTGGGGGCCAATTGGGCCGGGATACCTAAATGCTCTGTCGACGCGACGAGCCTTAATAAATACCGTTTGTGCTACTTGTTCCTCTAGACGTTTATTTCGTTCTAGTTCTCTGTTGTAACCACGGAGCTTCTCTTTTCCCTTTCTGAGGGCTTCAGTCTGCTTATTTAGTTTCTTAGTGAGCTGTTCTTGAGCCCCTGCAGCAGCCTTAGCAAGCTCAGCATCGGCTTTCTTGGTAGTCGTATATTTTTTAAACTCGGCGCGAGTTTTTGCTAACTCAGCCCTTGTCTTTATGATCTTCTGATCAAGCTTGACGTTCTCCTTGACTTGACGCTTGACACTTTTAGTGACCTGCTGTGTCGTCCTGTCTTGCTGTTTTGCAAAGTCACCAAGATTCTTGATGGCGGCTTTCGCATCAGCGACAATTTTATATTGAAATTCGCCGTTACTCTGAGCCACAGACACACCTCGCCTTATTTAAATTTTATCGGCTATGTGCTAATAACTTTGCTAAGACCACCGATGACATGAATTGGCAGTTTTCTTTGTGCCAAGAGCTTCTTATAAATCTCCTTGGTTTCAGCCATAAGCGTTGAGGCATCTTCGTCAAGCGGGTATGGCAACAATTGATCTAAAGGTATTGGCTGCGATTTACCTTCTTTGCTAAAGCTTTGAGCAATAGCTAGAACCACACCAGTTAGCCGTGCAGTGCTAATCGAATCAATATTTGCTTGCCTCTTTTTACGCTCACTTTCTATCTTCACGACCTCATACACGCATCTCATAGGCAGACGCAAAAAGCGATTCATACCAACATCACGACCTGCCGGGGTGTCGCGAAACTCGGTGTATACATTCAATAGATCGATCTCCGAGGTAGCCAAGTACTCCCTTAAAAACAGGAGCCTATTGTTGGCCGCCTCGTCAGTTAGTTTCCCTGGTCTTCCTCCGAGTCGTCATCTTCGGGCCAACCGTTTCGCTCCCAATCAACGAAATCATAAATATCATCCAACAGTCGGCGAGGCATCTCTCGGGTGTCGTCCATCTCCCAGTCAGGGACCTGCACCCATTTGTTGCGCTCCTTGAGTTCAGCCCGATACCGCATGAACAAGGTGACGGTCTCGATCTTCATCTCGCTGACCGACTGACCTTGAGTTTGGATCAGTGCTAACTCGTCGACATACTCGAAAAGCAGCTCTTGGTTACTATCGACATCACTGAGGGCATCGAGCGCATCCTGCACGGGAATATCCTGCTTCTGCGCCACGTCCTTGGCGATCTTTAACAAGGCATAAGTGTTGGATGCCTGCTTTCTTGCCAGTGCCTCAATTCCCTCAATCTCGCCTGCTACGAGGTCGTTGTAGATCGGGAAACGAAATGGCTGGATGTCGTGGTACTTTTTCTGGCCAAAAAAGATCTTAGAATACTTGCTCATGAAACGATGTAAAAAGAAGTATCTGCAGCGATCATTTCAGTGTCCTGATCGATTGCATTTTCTGGAATTTCTACTGTCAAGCTAGCACCTTCTTCTGTCAAAAGTTCTAAAGGCGAACACGAAGAAGGAGCGATATAAACCGCCCCCACTTCAAGTAATTCACCTTTGGTTCGACAATTGATGAAGTATGACCGCTTGTCTTTAGAGATAAGCAGATCAGATTGCATCAGGCGTACACATCAAGCTTAGATGTACCACCGTCAAACTCGCCGACGAAAATCTGACCGCGTGATTGGAAGCTCCACGAATATTCGATGACACCGTCAGAAGCAGCGCTTTCAGAAACACCAGTCACGCAAGCATTGAAGGCGCGGGTGTTGTACTTGTGGTTGCTGCTTTCTTGACCCAGATAGGTCAAAACTTCAACATACAGCTCACGATCAGGATCATTTTCAGATTTCATGATCATGACGAGCGCGTCGTCAATTGCTTGGCTGGCAGAACCAGAGTTAAGCGCCTGAATGAAGAAAGCGGTACAAGACAGCTCACCAGCCATGGTGACGCCGACACTGTCGCGGAAACCGTCGTCACCCATCAGGAAGAATTCCTGGGAAGTCGGTGAAGGCGTGTATTCAGCGGAGGTCAGACCCTTGATGAACTTAGTGCCGGAATAGTTAGAACCGGGGACGGTATATGCACCGTTCGGGTCACCAGATCCATGGGACGCCGGAACTGCACGGGCACCACCAGTCTCGGAAATGCGAACGATACGATCACGCCCTTTGAGAAAAGCGGATCCAGGAAGTTGAGCCATTAGCCTATCTCAGTATGTATTGAGTAGTCGGGGATGGTGATTTTCAGGGTCTCAAACGATATGTCCGTTTGCGGTGTAAAAACCGAAGTCTCCACATCAGGAAAGGCCTGAAAAAGTAGCAACCTCAGATTGTCCAAGGTAACTGAGGTGTCGTAACTAGTAAGAGTTACGTTCCACAGCTTCAGCAGAAAGACTGCCTGGGACATCGTTGGAGAATTCCGGGTCTCTGGAACCTCATCGATCACACATTCGGTGCCGCTGACTTTCCAGTCCTTGGGAATTTGCTGTGAGCCCCGAACCCAAAGGGCGGGGATTTGGGATGAATTAGGAAGTGTATAGTTTCCTAAGTACGCCCCTATGGTCGAGTCGATGATGGAGCGCAGTTGAGAAGCACTAGCCATCAAGTTCTCTCCTTATAGTATCTGAAATGATTTTTGCAGGGTCAATAGAAAGCTCGGCACGTTTTGTCCAAGGTCGGGCTGGATACTTACTACCGCTCTTCATTGTGGCGCCGTTGTGGACTACAGCCGAATAATCAACGGTCCACCTCCATTCCCATGTGTAATTATTGATTTTCTGATTTTGTTGGCTACGCCTCAGATCACCAAGATCGACAATATTACGAACTTGATAAGCAGTGCTGCCATTCTTCCGCTTCGTTTGACGGGGCCAGAAGTACTCGGGCGCCTGAATCTTGACCGTGAACTCGCGATCTAGATCGGGCACAACCTCATCAAAGGCTTTGCGGATTCCGCTCTTGAGTCGGCGCTCAAGATCCTGCGGTTGAACACCCTTGAAGTCGAGTTTGACCTTAAGACTCATCCCGCCGCTCCGTTCTGCTCGAAGACCCCCGTAAAACTCTGGAATTGGGTTGCCCTGGCAAAAGGCAAGACGTTAGTGCCCAAATCCAAAATACGAAGTTTGCCAGTTGCTCCATTGATGGTCGCAGCTGCTTCCATCCCAACCTTGATCTTGGAGGTGAATACAGCAGGTTCAAGCAGCTTGCCGGAGCAGCTAGCACTGACCTCGTTCACACCCTCCTTGTTCTCTGTGAAGGCTCCGTCCAGCTGGACATTGCACTTATATGTCTCAGAAACGTTGTTCTGAACCGTATTACCGGTCGATGGGTCGACGGCA